CGGAAGGCGCTTCGACCATCACGCTCGCGTCTGCTGGCAACGCCCTGACCTTCACCGTTGGTGACGTGTTCACGGTGGCTGACTGCTTCTCCGTCAACCCGCAGACCCGCGAAAGCACGGGTTCGCTCCAGCAGTTCGTCGTGACTGCCGCAGCTACCTCGTCTGCTGGTGGTGCCGTGACCCTCAGCGTTTCCCCGGCGCTCTACTCGCCGTCCAACGCTCTGGCGACCGTCAACACCCTGACGATCACCGGCAAGGCCGTCACCTTCATCGGCGCGGCTTCGACCCAGTACCCGCAGAACCTTGTGTACCACAAGGACGCCATCTCCTTCGCCACGGCTGACCTTCTCATGCCGAGCGGTGTGGATATAGCTTCCCGCCAGGTTCACAACGGCATCTCGATGCGTATCGTGCGCCAGTACGACATCAACAACGACCGGCTCCCCTGCCGTATCGACGTGCTGTACGGCTTCTCGACCATCCGTCCGCAGATGGCCGCGCGCATCTGGGGCTAACAGGTAAAGATAGGAGATACTCACATGGCACTTTCCAATGGCGCTGGTGGCTACCAGGTCGGTGACGGCAATCTGGGCGAAATCAGCTTCTACAACTCTGACACTCCGGCGGTTCTTTCCGGCGCAACCGTAACCATCACCGCAGCCAATCTGGCTACGGGCGTCTGCACGATGGACAGCGGCAGCACGTCTGCGGGCACCTACACGTTCCCGACTGGCGCTCTTATTGATGCGGCGTTCCCCAGCATGAAGGTTGGTTCGACCTTTGATTGCGCGTTCATCAATATCGGCGACGACGCAGCCAACGACGTGACGTTTGGTGCTGGCACGGGCAACACCCTTGTCGGTAATGCGGTCATTCAGGACTCTCTGACCGCGACCAGCAATACGTCCGGCATCTTCCGTTTCCGCAAGACGGGCGACGCGGCATTTACGATTTATCGTATTGCCTAAGCAACAAGGCCCCCGCTTCGGCGGGGGCCTTAACTCATCAAGGAGACTACTATGCCGAATACAAAGCCTGTGGGCGTTGCTTACGCCGATCCCGAACTGGTTTCGGGCACCACGATCACTGGCGCCGCCATTTCCGGCGGCACTCTCTCTGGCGCGGTTGTGTCCTCGCTCAACCTTGATGTCGCCAAGCCCGCCGCAGCCGGTTCTACCCGCGCTGATGCAACGGCTCTGACGGCGTCATTCAGTTGGGTCACTGCCGCTGACGCCACCAAGGGTGTCGTCCTTCCGGCCCCTACGGCTGGTCGCGTTATCGCCATCAAGAACGACGACACAGCTAACGCCGCGCTCAAAGTGTACGCTCCGGGTTCCGCCCAAATTAACGGCGTCGCCGGGTCTACTGCGTTTAGCATGGCCGCCAAAACGGCGTGCTTTTTTGTCGCTTATGACACTACGGACTGGTTCTCCATTCCGCTGGTGGCTTCGTAACCTTGCGGGCGGCTCCGGCCGCCCGCTTCTTCTGGAGGGAACATGATTTATCTTCGTCACTTCAAGCACGGCGTCAAGATTGCCACCATGGAGATGGAAGCGCAGTATGACGAAAGTCACGGTTGGGTGCGGTTTGACCCGGACGAACAGTTGAATGATACGCCGGAACCGAGTAATGTCATGCTTGAACCCCGGCGCCGCGGGCGACCCCGCCTAACGCAGGACGAATGACATGACGACGGCTGGCGACATCATAAACGGATCCTTGCGGCTTATCGGTCAGTTGGCCGAAGGCGAAACGTCGTCTTCCGAGACGGCGCAGGACGCGCTTGCCGCCATGAACCAGATGATCCAGTCGTGGAACACCGAGCGCCTCGCCGTGTTCTCTACTCAGGATCAGGTCGTTACTTGGCCACCGGGTCAACGGTCGCGCACGTTCGGGCCGACCGGCGATATTGTCGCTAACCGGCCTATCGCCATCGACGACAGCACATATTTCCGCGATCCGGCTAGTGGTATTTCCTATGGGCTCAAGCTGATCAATCAGCAGCAGTACAACGGCATCGCCGTCAAGACCGTCACCAGCACTTACCCGCAGGTGATGTGGGTCAACATGACCTACCCCGACGTTGAGATGTACGTCTACCCGGTGCCGACCAAGGTGCTGGAGTTCCACATTGTTTCGGTTGAGGAACTGACCCAGCCTGCCAATCTGGCGACCGACCTTGCGTTTCCGCCAGGTTACCTGCGCTGCTTCCGTTACAATCTGGCTTGTGAACTGGCGCCTGAGTTTGGCGTTGAGCCATCGCGGCAGGTGCAGCGCATCGCCATGACTTCAAAGCGCAACTTGAAGCGCATCAACAACCCCGACGACATCATGTCGATGCCCTACAGCATCGTCGCAACCCGCCAGCGGTTCAACATTTTTGCAGGAAATTACTGAGGTAAATTATGACCACTGTTGCTATTTCTCAACTTCCTGCCGCTGTTACAGCCACTGCTGCGGATGAAATCCCTATCGTTCAAGGCGGCATCACCAAAAAGCTGACCAACGCGCTGCTCTTTACCAGTGCGACGTTTGTTGCTCCTGCGCTGGGAACTCCTGCGTCCGGCACGCTTACAAACTGCACCGGCCTACCCATTGTTGCGGGAACGACCGGCACACTATCCGTAGCCCGTGGCGGTACTGGCGTAACGTCTTCTACTGGAACCGGGTCTGTTGTGCTATCCGCTGGCCCCGTGTTGGTCGCACCTGCGCTGGGGGTCGCAACGGCGACGTCCATCAACAAAGTGGCCATCACGGCACCGGCGACTAGTGCTACGCTGACTATTGCGGATGGAAAAACGGCTACCATCAGCAATACGTTTACGTTTGCGGGTACCGACGGAACGACAATGACGTTCCCGACCACCAGCGCGTCTATCGCGCGCACTGACGCTGCGCAGACGTTTACTGGCGCGCAGACAATCAACGGCGTGGTAATTGGAAACGTGCAGTCGTTGTCGGGCGCGGGAGCGGTCGATGTTGTCAGTTTCAGCACTGCGTTTACCTCGACAGCGACCGGTAACGCGCTTACGCTGGCTAACGGTACGGCTGGCCAGATTAAAACCGTTGCGTATGTGGCGGAAGCGGCTGGCGCCGATACGGGCGTTTTAACCCCCACAACGCGAGTAGGATACAGCACCATTACCTTCACCAATGTTGGCGATAGCGTCACTCTGCAGTATTTCACGCAGGGCTGGGCCGTTGTCGGCGTGCGCGGCGCGACGGTGGCTTAACCAATGCAGACGCCGATCCTTGGTTCAGCGTACACGGCCCGCAGCGTAAACGCTGCGGATAGTCGTATGGTGAACTTGTTTCCTGAAGTTGTGCCGGAAGGCGGTAAACAACCTGCGTTTCTTCAACGGTGCCCCGGCTTGGTGCTGCAAACTGTTGTCGGCAGCGGCCCAATTCGTGGGCTTTGGGAGCACAACGGCTATCTTTATGTCGTGTCGGCAAATACCTTCTACCAAGTGAACAGTGCTTGGGTTGCAACAGCCAAAGGCACTGTTGATGGCACGGGGCTGGTCAGCATGGCCGATAACGGCACGCAGATCATGATTGCGGCCAGCCCAAAGGGTTACATCTACAACACCCTTACCGGCGTCTTTGGGCAGATCGCCGATCAGGACTTCCCTGGTGCTTCGGTCGTTGACTATCTTGACGGCTACTTTGTTTTCATTCAGCCAAACAGCCAGCGTATGTGGGTGACCGCCTTATTGGACGGCACCAGCATTGACCCGTTGGATTTTGCTAGTGCTGAAGGCGATCCTGACAACATCGTCAGCATGATTGTAGACCATCGCGAAGTCTGGTTGTTTGGCAACAGCTCGACCGAAGTCTGGTATAACGCCGGGTTGCCAGACTTTCCGTTGGCCCGCATTCAAGGTGCGTTTAACGAACTGGGCTGCGCTGCGCGCTACAGCGTTGCCAAGATGAACAACCAAATTTACTGGTTGGGTAAAGATCCGCGCGGCCAAGGCATTGTCTATGTGGCCAATGGTTACCAAGGTCAGCGCGTTTCTACGCACGCTGTCGAATGGCAAATTCAACAGTATGGCGATCTGTCGAACGCCATCGGGTACACATACCAGCAGGATGGCCATTCATTCTATGTGCTTGTGTTTCCGTCTGTTGGAAAGACATGGGTTTATGACGCCGCGACCGGCGCATGGCATGAACGTGCGGGTTGGGATGATAGCTGGACGCGGTATCTCGGACAAACGCAGGTTTTTTTCAACGGCAAAAACCTGCTGGGCGACTATGAAAACGGCAATATCTACACTGTTGACCAAAACACATACGCCTATAACGGCGGAACGCAGCGTTGGCTGCGGTCGTGGCGGGCGCTGCCAACTGGCGAAAACACGTTGCGACGCACGGCGCAGCACGCATTGCAGCTTGATTGCGAAACGGGCGTCGGGTTGGAACAATACCCGGCGTATGACGCCGAAGATCTGGCCGCGGAGAACGGCGACCTTCTTATTGCTGAATATGTACAAAACGACATTGTGACGGAAAGCGGAGATACGCTCACTACGGAAGCTGGCGACGAATTTGAAACCTTAGTCGATACGCCAGACTATCCTATTCCGTTTGTTCCGCCGATGTACTTGACGACAACTGCGTATACTGCCGCGCCAGGATACGATCCAGAAGTCATGCTGCGTTGGTCTGACGACGGCGGCCATACTTGGTCGAACGAGCACTGGCGTTCAATGGGCAAGATCGGCCAGTACGGCTACCGCACGATCTGGCGCCGCCTTGGCATGACTGAAAAAATCCGCGACCGCGTGTACGAGGTTAGCGGCACCGACCCAGTCAAGATTGCTATTATGGGTGCCGAGTTGCAGATAAGCGGCACCAATGCCTAACAACACCAATATTACCCCGCCGCGCGTGCCGCTGACAAACCCGGAAACTGGGCTGATTGCGCGCGAATGGTACTTGTTCTTACTCAGCCTGTTTAACCAGACGGGCAACAGCCTTGTTTCTTTAGATGACGTCCAAAAAGGACCACCCGCCGAAGCAATAGATCCTAACGCTATTCTGTCGGCAGCGCAGATATCGTCAGGTATCCTGCCGTCCGATCTGGGGCCGATCCTCACGGCGTTGCAGGCGCTGGAAGCGTCGCAGCAGGCGGCGTTTGATCCAACCAATCTGCAATCCAGCATTCAGGCGCTGGAAGCGTCGCAGCAGGCGGCGTTTGACCCAACCCATCTGCAATCCAGCATTCAGGCGCTGGAAGTAGCCCCCGCCTACACGCCGCAGTTGCCTCGACTGCGGTATGGATCGTTCTACGACACGACCGACCAGACAGCAGCGGCAATCAACACTGCTTACGCCATGACGTTCAACTCGACCGACATTACCCAAGGCGTGTATATCGGGACGCCAACGTCGCGGGTGTACGTGGACACGCACAACGTCTACAACATCCAGTTCTCAGCACAGTTTGTTAACACAGCGGGCGGCACGCATAACGTCTGGGTTTGGCTGCGCAAGAACGGTACGGATGTGGCAAATTCAGCCACGACGTTGCGTCTCCAAGGCAACAACGCCGAAGCGGTCGCAGCGTGGAACTTCTTGCTTGACATGAACGCAGGCGATTATTTTGAGCTTATGTGGGAAGTGTCCGATACGGCGGCGTCGTTGTTTAGTGACCCAGCGACCGCTGTCCATCCTGCCATTCCGTCAATCATACTGACGGTTACCGACAACATCAGTTCCAGAGGTGCAACATGACCGTAACGGTTAAAGTTCTTGTCCCGGCCAAAACAGCCGAAAACACCCAGACCACGCAGTACACGGCGGTAGGGGTTACAGCTATCATCGACAAGTTCACGGCGACCAACTATTCGGCGGCGGCGGCGACAATCAGCGTCAACTTGGTGACAGCGGCTGATACGGCAGGCAATAGCAACTTGATCGTCAAGACCAAGACATTGCAGCCGTCCGAAACGTACACTTTTCCCGAACTGGTCGGGCATGTGCTGGCCATCAGCGGGTTCATCTCGACCATCGCTGGAACGGCGTCAGCCATCAACATCCGCGT